CCCGTTTTTTAGGGAACCAGCCAATTTGGCAAGGTATCAGCCTTTTGGGCTTAACCTAAAAGATGTGGATCTTTGTTTTTCTGTATCTCCCGGCTGAAGGTACAACAGTACCTAAAGCCTCCCCTTTATACCTTGTAGACGGAAGTGCCACGTTGTGAAACGCAGCACGTCTACCGTACCTCCAGTTCATCTCCTCTACGGGCATCCTAAAATCAGGAAGTCCGCAGGAAGCGGAATTGGAATACACGTGGTATGAAGGGAATGCAGCCTCAAACTCGCTCGGCGAATCTGGGAAATCCCAGATAGGCGAACGTGAGTAGGTCTGAAAGGAGAACACGCCCCATCCTCGATCACGATGTGGACGGTCCAAAGTGTAGTCACCGAGTAGGTGACCGTCACCATAACCGTCCGGGCCAAAAAGCTCGACCCTAGGGTCTAGCCATTGCCGGCAGATCGAGGCATATCGTCCGAGTCCCCGTCTTACATAGCTATTGTGTAAGACGAATAGATCGGAACAGTGGAGGCGATCCTTCACAAATGAAGGACGAACATCGATTCCCCATAGGTAGTCACCTCCGCATGACTCGCGAAAGTGTCCAGTCGAGAACGATTTAAGCTTGTTTAGCTTAAAGCCGGTAACGAAGAGGATCTCCTCCAAAAGAGGAACCGCTTCGATGGGAACGATAATATCATCCCCGTATACCGACACCGTTCTGTCCAGGCACTCAACTTCGTCGACACTCACAGATGCGAGTGCGTAAAAGATGAGTGTCTCTAGCGGGAACGTATAACCGTTACCCATGCTAGAGAACTTCTGGAGCCTCAGGACCTCATTCTTGTATCTAACCGTAGGTGTACGGAAAGACCAAAGAAAGTTAGCCCAATCAACAGGGAGCAGAGAGTAAACCAGCTCGATGCTAATTGTGTCTGAGGCACTACTTAGGTCTAGGGTTGCTAAAGCCCCAGTTAATGACCCCTTCCGGGCAAGTTCCTTATTCAGGGACTGATCCGATAGGTCAACACCAAACTGCCGTAGACGTGCAGTGAGGTAATCACCGACTCCTAACTGGAACATTACATCCAAGTTCGGAGAAGGGGTTACAGCTCTGTGCGTCTTGCAGTTCTTGGGGACGAACTCAAGCCGACCGTCATCAACGTACACGGTAAGCAAGGCCGAGTCAATAGACCCATCGTCGAAACGATGGTTATACCAACCCGGGATTTCCCATATTGCGGCTTGTACCGCAGAAAGGAAACCTTCACCACAGGTGAGCCCCTCGCGAAGCTTACGCCTCGCGGACGCTATTCTTTTGGGAGTTCGCGTCGTGGCGCCTTTTCCGAAACGCACCTTTACGTCATTAAGCGACGGAGGTCCTTCAGGACCCAAGATCTGAAGAATTTTACGTGAAGCGCGCGAAAGAACGCGCTCCACGACAGGGCGGAAAACTATTTCGCCCTGTTCTCTAGATCTGAAGATTCTGTTGGACTCTCGGCACGCAACCTCGGACTCTTCGAAAGCCTTCCAAGCAGCTTGCTCTTTGTCAACCCCAACGTCGATGTCCTTCCTCTTTTTGAAGAAGGCCACCACTTGCTGGAGATGCGCAAGGAGAAGCGCTGTAGAAGGCCCAGTGGCTTCGGAGCAAGCTCCAAAGACACTGAAGTCAATTTCGAAGAGCGCAACATCTCGAATGCTGCCCTGATTAAGGGCCGCGGAAAAAGTCTCAAGGCAAGCCGAAACGTAAGTTTGAACACTTCCGTCATAAGCTTGCTCCCTGAGAAGTTCCCGCACATCCGCGATGTGGCGTAAAGCGAGGTCAGTCACGATTTGATTCGTGAGCTCTGTACTGACCAAATGGTTGAACCGTGTGAACACGGGCCGTAGCGTATTGCTCATAATTTTGTCCCTAAAAAGGTCCATATTTATGACGCAGTTAGCTTGCATCCCCTGTCTTATTCGACAGGGGTAGGACCAGGATCGTACCGATACTCTATATAGGAATCCCAGATTGAACCCGTATAAACGGTTTCACCGGGCCCTGAAGGGTAGTCGGGCCAATTCGGTCTAGTGAGCCAATGAGTCCAGTAAAATACTGGATTCTTGTCACCATAAGCTAACAAACGCCGGCTGGTTCAGGTCGGAGCGACCAAATAGTCGTACAGGTCGGGCAGGGGACCTGACGTTCCTGCGGCAACGCTCGTTGAGACGTTGTTGAGCAGGTTGGTCAGGATCATCCGCGCGAGACGACGACCGGTGACGTCGGACCGCTCATGGAAGAAGCCGGTGGCCACGTACGTATTCACGTACGCAACCTTCGGTGCCGCCGTGTAACCAGAGGAATTCTGGTTGAGCACGGTTTCCATGACGGGGACCTCGACGCGCGTCTCGGTCTTGTAGATGCCGCTCTTGAGGCGAGTCAACGCAACGGAGGCACGGACCTGGGCATTCGTGGGAACGGATGCCGAGGTTTCACGCCAGTTTGCGCGGACCGTCTGACCCGAGCGGGTGACATCGACAGGAACGAGAGTGTGTGCCACGGGTGTGGCGGCACCGTCATAGACGGTGATGTTCGCAATTTGCGACATGCTGATACTCCGGAGAGATTGTGGGGGCGAAAAAGCCCACCGGTGAAAGAAACGGAATTACTTCCGCAACGTTTGAATCAGAAGCGCAACGGCATTTGTAGTCCGCTGCCAACTCTGAAAAACGTCCTTGAGTGGTACAACCGTAGGAAGAGGAACACCAAGTGACTGACCCACTGTCCTTGTAAGGACGAGGTCAAATCGCTCGTGGTCCCAATCTCCTTTAAACCGGACATTCATGCCCGGTACATCCTTTACGGACGGAGAACCACTCCAAGAGACGACCTTCTTTGTTGTAATGAAGTCACCACGGATCGCTTGCGCGAAACCGCGAGCTTCTAGGTAGGCACCGATTGGTACGAACCAGTCTGCTACAAATGACCACGGTGTAGCCTCCCAGACACCTGACGCAATATCGGTTAAACCCGAAAGTTGCGGGATGTCTGTTTCGCTAACAACCGCGACAATTTGGCAGCTGGTGTAGCAACCACCTACCCACTGATAGACAGGAGAAACGCCCACGGACCCAGGGGTCCGCAGTACCACGCGATACTTCTTACGGACAGGAACATTGAGCTGATGCGCAAGCGCCTCAGCACCAGTCTTCACATCCTGAAGAAGCGGCTTTACGCCATAAGACCACTCCAACCAAAGGTTGGCGGACGTCCCACTACCGCTAAACTGCGGATCGTCGGATCGGAAGCCCTTTCCGGGTGAATTCCGACTATCTAAAGCGTCTCGAGAGTACCTTCTCTGTGTACCCTTTGTGGCCCGGGCATTGGAAAGTGTACGGAAGGAAGCAAGCCATTGTCCTCGTTTTGCGAGGATGTATGACATTGCGATCCTTCTAGCCACATCTCCAATCATGCGCACAGTTTGACGTCCTTCCGCCAATAACTTCCCGGCGTGAAAATCACTACCGAGGAGAGACTGGCGAAGGCGTCCAATGAGCTTCAGCATGTCGTTATCATTCCATTCCTGGTGAGAACCAGGAAGTCCACATTCACCTTCGGGAGTGGTTGAATACTCCACCCAGTTTTGTGGATAGGATGGGTAATTAACCCATACCTCTTTGAATGAAAGACCTTGCCGTCGCCTTTGGAGCGTCATCGTGTATGCATGTTCGCCCCAAGAACTCCTAGGGGGATAGTAACGGATCTTCTTCCGATAAACCTTTTCGGAAGACTTCACCGTGACTTTCTCTGGGAGAATCTTGTAGTACTTGTCACCCCCGAACCAGCGAGTATAGGTTACGGGTTTGTAAGACTTGCGTCTTACTATGACTTGATGAGCCCCTTTCCCGACCTTGCGCTTGGTGACAAGCGTAGGAGTCGTGACGGGTACCCATTTTGTCACTGTGACAGCGCGTGGACGAGTTAACCGACTAACTATCTTCTGGTTTTTAACAACCACTCGATAGCGAGTTCGGGTGATCATTGTATACTGAGGCAAAGGGCCAGGAGCGGATGGGGTTCTGTCCCCACCATTCCAAACCTTCGACCAGTATCTTCCACCCCACGAGGGCCCAGACTGGGTCTGCAGAGTGTAAGTTAGATCGCTCGTACGGGAACCTGTCGTCATATAGTTCTCTTCTGACTTCTAGTCCATTAGAGGACCACTGGTGATTAACCAGAAAGGAACAGCCCTAGCACCATAAACCCTTTTGAGGTTTTAGGAGCCAAAAGCTCCCGTGAAGAATCACTTCACGAGGTCACTCCCGCAATATGTAGCATGCCAGGAGTCAAGAACGTCGATCAGCATCCGATGGTACTTACGTACCATGGACATGCCAACCGACTTATTCTCGCGATAGAGATTTAACTCTCTATCGAAGCGAGCGTAGGCTCTTTCGATTAAGAGAAGCTCAGAATCCATACCTGTGAAAAGGTAATCGGGATTCCGAAGTCTCTCCTGCTCGATTGAGGTTACCATCATCAAGGTGGCAACTTGGTTAGCATTGAAGCTGATTGACATAATATAACTCCAAACAAGTTACATACCCTAAAGGCGAAATGCCCTAAGGGAGAGGGAG